CCGATTGGCGCTTGGCGTTGAGGACCTATCTCGCGCTGAGCGGGCATTGCGTGGTATCGTCGGCAAACGCCTCACCTACCGGGTCTCACCGGGCGTCGGAGGGGCATAGGAGGTCCTATGGACCATATCGTTATCACGATACGTCCTCCCTCCGACGAGGCGTTGCTGACAGTCAGCGACGCCATGCGTCAGGTTATCGATATGCTTGCAGTTTTCGAGGCCGCCGAACGCGGCCTTGGCGACCCCCACTCTGCTTTTGCGTGGCGGTTGGAAAAGGCGTCGACGAATAGCCCGTTTACGGTGGTAGCGCGGGCTGAACCGGAAGAGCCTTCGAGCCAGATTGCCGAGCACGTTGCCAGAGTAAAGACTGAGGTCGCGACGGGAATAAGAGGGCTTATTGAGCGCGGCATGCCGCCGCGTTGGATGGAGCCGTCCGATATCACGTCTCTGCGAAGCATCTTCTCGCGCAACCAAGCTGGCATTGCGTCCACCGATATCGACTTGGAGAACGGCAACGTCGTTTCGATAACGCCAGCGAGTGCCGATGCTGGGCTTCGGGCGCTGGCTGCTATCAATGCGGCGGTTGATGTTGTTGCCAGTCTTCAAGAGCGCGAAGCGTATGGCGAAATCGAAGGCGTGATGATCGCGGCTGGGCGTTATAGAAACCGCCCGGCTATTCAGGTTCGCTCCGAACTTTATGGGTTTTTCTGGTGTGTCTTGTCGAACACTCTGGTGGCGGAGTGGGGCAGTGAGCACAGCATGGCTGACATATGGGAAGGCAAGACGCTGACCATTGAGGCGCGCCTCAGTTACGGAATCGGGGGGAAACTTGCGAAGGCGGAGGCGCTTAAAATCCGTGAAGTGACGGACGTGCCGCCGATAGACCTAGAGTCAATTCTAGACCCGAATTTCACGGCCGGATTGGACCCGAGCGAATACCTTCGCAGACTGCACGATGGCGATCTCAGCTAGGCGGCTCTATTGGGACTCCTGCGTATTTCTTGGCCTGATCAATCAGGAGGCCGGGAAGGTGAATGATTCGACGGCAGTGTGGAGGGAGGCGGAGCGTGGCGAGGCGCTGATCTACACCTCTTTCTTCACCTTCGCCGAGGTGTTCAAGGTCAAGGGGGAAGGGCCGGCAAAACCTCTGACCGAAGATGAAGACAAGAAGATTGAGACGCTGCTTCGGCAGAAGTGGATCAGGCCGATTTTAGTTGATGAACGTATTGGCGTTCTCGCGCGGCGGCTGATGCGTTCACACCAAGAGTGCAAGAAGCCATCCGATGGCATCCACCTCGCTTCGGCGCTGGTGCTCAATGTCGATCAAATGCATACCTACGATAGCGCCGACCTCTTGATACTGGATGGCAAGGTCAGTCGCCTCGACGGAAAGATGTTGAACATCTGCCCTCCGAAACCCCGGCCGAAGCCGCCTAGCGACATCAGAGACATATTCGAGGACGAGAACGAATGACTGCGGCAAAATCAGGAAAATCGGCCCCGATTGCTCAAATCGACAAGTTCAAGGAAGCCGCGCGCGAGATTGAAACTGACGACGACGATAAGCGCTTTGACGAGCGGCTAAAGGAAGTGGCGCGGCAAAATCGACCTGCTAAGGAAGAGGGTCGGTAATCGCGATCTCAACATCTGTTGGGACCGACCCGGGAGGCTGCGGCGGCGGCGAATCGGCTTGATCGAAGCTGATATGAGCGGCAGTCAGTGCGCGCTCTACCGCCATCGCCTTTGGCCCTACGCCAGTTACCCGTATTCCGCTCTTTGGCGACGGTTCACGGCCCATAAACTCAGCATTTTGGACCGTCCAGCCCGAATCGCCAAATACAGCGGCCAGTTGCGCCTTTAATGTTCTGGTTTGCGAAGATGCCATATCGTGAACGATAGATGTTACGCCGGTCGTCCCGACAAGAGCCATCTTTATCAGCGCGATTTGGTCTGCAGTCAGTACACGAGGACCGATACCATTGACCTTGGTCTGAAGGTCGGAAACGGTGGATTGCAACGCATCCAACGTCGCCTTTAGGTGTACGGGGTCTAGGCCACTTGCCGCAGACTTGTATTCGTCGCGTTCCACCACCGCCACATGCTCGGCACTTTGCGCGTTTTCTACGTCCTGATCTTTTAGCGCAAGCCGCTGGCCATCAAGGTAACTTGCGACTGCGAACCCAATGACAAGCGCAATGAGTGCGCCACTCCAGAACGTGCCGGGCATTGCCTTCACGTCCTTGCCGCGTTTTTCAAAAAACTCGACAATCTTTTGCGGGTCCATCCACAATTCATATCACGCACCCTTGGTGTGTGAAAGATATAATCCCCAGCGCGTTATAGGCTTCTTTGTCGGTGCCGATCTCAGCCGCTGAGAACTCAGTACCAGGGGGTATGGATCGAATGGCGGCCAGAGGCCCGCGCGCACGTGGGACAAGCACCGCCTCCAACTCCGCTATCCGTTCGTTCGCTTTGGCGAGCTTCGTCTCAAGCTCGTCGGCTTCGGCACGGGCAGACTCGGCAGCGCGGTGCGTGGCGCGGGCAATTGCTTTTGCCTCTCGCTTCTGGCGCTCGGCGTCGAGGGCGGATTGAGCAGGACGACGCGAATATTCCTGCCGAACCCACTCGTCGAGCGGGCCGTAATGAGCGCCCTTGGTCGTTGCGACACCCAGCAGAATCTCGAACCGACCGTCCTCGAACTCCTCGCGCGGGCGGACCCACAGCGAGCCGTCGTCGACGGAGCGGTAGATGGCGACCTCGCGCATGTCGACGGGCACCCACTGTGGTCGCGTATTAGTGTCTTCGTACCAATTATTCGCCTGCATCTTACCGTAGCCGACCAGCACGTACTCGGTGCCGCGCTCCTTGTGGCGATGGGTGGGGATCGGCGTCGTCGTTCCTGCATCCTCGCGGGTAGCGGCCCCCGACCTCGGCGGATCGGACGGAACGGTGGACGACGACGTCGTCTCGTCCAGCGCCGCGTCGCGTATTGCGGTGGACGGGTAAGGCAGGGCGACGCAACGATTCCAAGCGGTGGTCGCTTGTTCCTCTGTCGGATACGCATTGGTAAAGCAGTGGCAGTTCTTCCCCTCACACACGACCCTGAACCACTTCTCCCCGTAATATGGAGGACACGAGCGGCCATTCTTGTCTCGGTTATAGAGCCTCTCGCCAAGTGGGCGGATCATCTTGCCTGACGATCCGCAGAAGGGGCACGGCAGCAGCGCCGCTTCCGGCATGGTATCTATACTTGGCACGACGATTCTCCTCGGTCTAGGTTGCTGACACTGTACCTTACGCCCGACGCGCGAGGCGCGCAACTACTTGCGCTGTACTTGCGCCGTACTTGCGGGGCGCCACTGGAGGATCGGGTTGCGGCACGTCGTCGACCAGTCGAGCGCGCTCGGGTCGGCGTCGAACTCGTCGGTCCGGGTCCGAACCCGGACGAGCGGGAGGTCCGGGGGCTGGCCGTCGCTGTCGCGCCACGCGGAGTCGCTGGCGGTGGGGTCGTCCGCCGGCGCGGGTTCGGTCAGTGGCACGATCTCGACGACTCGGGCGAGCCGGACGAGGAATTCGCCGGTGGTCTCGTCCAGCTTCTCGACGGAGAGCTGCGGCCCGTCGGCGTTGGAGAGACCACTCCAGAGATAGACGAAGGTTCCGGCAGGAGTGACGACGACTCGCTGAACGTCCTCGGCGCGAACGATCGTCGTTCCGAGGGTCGTGCGGATCGGCACCATCGGGCCGGTGCTGAGCGGACGATGTGGTTCGGTCATCTGGAGATCCTCACGAAGGGGAGCGGGGTCGGGCCAACTAGATTACTCCGAGAATACGAAGAAGAAGCACGACGCCCTCCAGGGCGAGCCAGACCCCGATCCAGCCGAGAGCGGCCAGCGCGAAGATCAGCGCGGGACGCACGAGGCCAGCACCCGGAGCAGCGGATCGACGAGGGAGAGGCGGTCGGCGACGAGGTACAGCAGGTCGCCGAGTGCGAGGCCGGCCAGAAGCCAGAGGAGATCGTCGGCGCGTCTCATCGGGAAGGCCTCGTAGGTTTAGATCTGTTTTGGAGAAACGCATTACGGATCATCCGTCCCTCTTCGGTGCGGACGGGGATGTTCTGCAGGTTGGGTTCGTTCGAGGAAAGCCGGCCTGTGGGGGACTTTCTCATCACTTCGGCTCCTCCACGGTCACGAATCCGTGGGCCAGGTCCCACGCGACATCGCCGGGAGTCAGGCCGGCCGCGAGGGCATCGGCGACGGTGATTCCGGGACGCCAGTTCTCGAAGCGCATCGCGCTTGCGGAGCCGGGGCGCTTGGGGTTGGGGACGACGGTGAGCACGACGGCGGTCGGGGGGCACGGCAGCTTCGAGGAGTGCGACGAGCGCTGGCGAGGAGCGTTCCTCGCACCACGCGGCGAGCCCGACGAGTCGGGCGAAGCACCGGGGGGAGTCGCGGAGCGGCGCTGGATGGGCTTGCCGATCAGGGTCTCGATGGCGCGGACGCCCGTCACGGTGGCGTCGTCGCGCAGCGACAGGACGACGGAGGCGTGGTCCAGCTCGGCCGCGTCGCACATCTCGTACAGGTCGCGACCCGTGAGCGGAGGCAGGGCGTCGGGGTCGTCGAACTCGGGCAAGTGGAGGGCGGCGGCGATTCGCTGCGCCTGGTCGCTGCTGAGATCGTCGAAGCGGAGGGCGTAGTCGCGAAGGTAGGTCATGGTAGAGACTCCGGATTAGCGTTGCTGACGAGGGTAGAATAGCTCCGTTTTGGAGGCGACGCAAGCCGAAAAATGCTCGCGGCGGGCAAAAACCGGCCTTTAACGCACGCGCGCGCAGGGGGTCCCTTGCGGCAAGCATTTGCGACGGTATAAACGCATAAACGCATAATACCGTGGATACGGGGTTGTTTTTGCTGGAGTTTCACCTATGCCTTTGACCTATGTCCTGATATGTATTTTGCGGGGCGCGCGCAGGCAAACCGAATTGTGCATATTACTACGGGCGCGCGTGCGAAGACTGGGCGAGAGTCTGAGAGGCGGTTACGGCGGCGGAGGGTATAAACACATAGGCGCACATACGCAAACGCATAGGCGGGTGCGGCGATCGCCGCGCGGTCGGGTGCGGGTCGCGTCCGTGCGCTGCGCGCTCTCGCGCGTATGCGTGCGTCGTGGGCACTCGGGCCGGGCGGGATCGGGCACCCCGGACGAGCGCCGGATCGGCGCGGCGAGGATTTCGGGATTGGAGGATACATTCGGCGCAAAAAAGTGCTTGCAATCCCCGGCGGGGTGCGGTAGGTCTAGCGGCAGGTCGGCGGTGCGTCGGTCGTGCAGTCCGGTTGGGGATCTTCGAGATTGAGCAAGACTCGGGTTCAGGTGGCTGAGTGCAGATGGGGCGACGAGGTTCGCCTCTACGACGCTCTCGTTCCTCGGGGCTATCCGGTCTTTCCGCTCTCTCGCAAGGTCCAGTGCATCAACCATCGCACCAAGGCGTTCTATCAGCGGACTCAGCAGATCTTTCCGGGCTACGTGATCGTCGCAGGGAACCCCGATCTCAGGGTTCTCGCCCCTCGCATTCCGGCGAAGTGGATCGCCGACGCTGACGGCAATCCGGTGCGGATGGACGACGCGTCGGTGGAGCGGATTACGAAGCTCAGCGCCGAGTGCGTCGCCGGGATGCACGATCTCAAGCTGATGGGTCGGCGCAAGGTCGACCTCCCCCCGGCTGGGACTCGCGTCTTCGTCAAGCTTCTGGATCGCATGGGTCTCGTTCTTCGCCGCGTCGGTCACTATCTCGACGTGATGGTGGATGGTCTCTACGTGGCGGTCCGAGTGTCGTTCGACGGGTTCGAGCGAGTCGACGTGGAGACCGTCTGAGCGGGCTTTCTCTCGGAAGTTCCGACGGGTCTTGCAGGGAGAGGATGCTCTCTAGCAATCTCTTTTTGTCTCAAAATGCCACGTTAAGTGGCATGTCTATTCTTTAGAAGGTGAATCAGTTGCCTGGCAGGCTCGGTCGTCCACCAGGGCGCTTGTCCAAAGCGAAGCGAGAGATGGCAACGCTCGCGAGAGCGCACGCTCTTGACGCGTTTCGCGTTTTGCTCGAGATCGCGATGGACAAGAACGAGAATCCCAACGCCCGAGCCTCTGCCGCGAATTCGATCCTCGACCGCGCCTACGGCAAGCCGGTCCAGGGGATCGCGCTCGAGAGCCTGGACGACGAGCGTCAGAATCCGATCGAGACCTACGAGAAGATCGTCGACGCGGAGACCGGCGCGAAGGTCTACATGGCCCTGATGGACGAGAACTCGCCGATCTAGGCGAGTCCCTCGAAAGGCGACGACACGAGGGGAAGACCCTTGGCACGGCGCTGCTTGTTGCGGATGATGAGGTAGAGGTTCTCGCAGTGAGCGCAGCGCTGATCGGGAGCAACCTTGCGGAACTCCTTGGCCGACACGACCTGCCCCGGGAGGTGATCGTAACCCCGTGCATTCTCGGCGCAGGCCGGGACGTCCTCGTGACCCTGGTCGTTGAACCGGCGAACGTGAATTTTCATGACGGACTCCTGCGTTGCTGACAGTTATGATCATAGCACGAATCGCTGACGGGCGCAAGTGAAATCGTACGAATGCTCGTAGAAAACTTCGACTGGCGTAACCCCGACTACCTGTCCGTGTTCCGCAGGCGCGTGTCCAAGCTCAGCCTGATCCGCGAGGATCCGGACAGGATCGTTCCGCCACTGCTCGCGTACTATCGTGACAAGCCCTGGCAGATGATCACGGACTGGGGCTGCACCAGCGACCCTCGGAACGTCGAGGTCGGGCTCCCGGCCGTCGTGCCGTTCGTCCTGTTCCCGAAGCAGGTCGAGTGGTGCCAGTGGGCCTACGAGTCTTGGCGCAAGCGCCGACCCGGCGTGACGCCCAAGTCCCGCGAGTCCGGGCTCAGCTGGCTCACGGTCGCGTTCTCGGTCTGCATGTGCATTCTGTACGACGACCTGACCATCGGGTTCGGCAGTCGCTTGGCGCGCTACGTCGACGAGATCGGCGCGCCGAAGTCGCTGTTCTGGAAGGCGCGGGCCTTTCGCGAGCTGCTGCCGAGCGAGCTGAGCGGCGACTACGACCCGACGCGCGACGCCCCCTCCATGCGGATGCAGTTCCGCAAGACGGGCAGCGCGATGACGGGCGACGCGGGCGACCAGATCGGGCGCGGCGATCGCACGTCGATTTACTTCGTGGACGAGGCGGCGTTTCTCGAACATCCGGATTTGGCCGACGCGGCGCTCAGCCAGACGACCAACTGCCGCATCGACGTCAGCACGCCGAACGGTCTCGGTAACTCGTTCGCTCGCAAGGTCGCGGACTGGCCCGCCGAGCGCGTGTTCAGGTTCCACTGGCGGGACGACCCCCGGAAGGACGAGGCTTGGTACGAGAAGCAGAAGAGCGAGTTGGCTCCGATGATTCTCGCGCAGGAGGTGGATATCGACTTCGCGGCGTCGGTAGACGGCGTTGTGATCCCGAGCACGTGGATTCAGTCGGCGGTCGACGCGCACGTCAAGCTCGGCGTGCATCCAACCGGCGCGCGTCGCGCGTCGCTGGACGTGGCCGACGAGGGGACGGACTCCTGCGCGATCGTCGGCGGCTACGGATTCCTGATCGACAGTCTCGCCGAGTGGTCGGGTCGCGGCGACGATCTGTTTGGTACGACGACGCGGGCGTTCGACTTCTGCGACGCGAACTCGTGCGACGAGCTCAGGTTCGACGGCGACGGTCTCGGGGCCGGCGTGCGCGGCGACGCTCGCGTGCTGAACGATCAGCGGCGCGCTCGCGGTCAGTCGCAGATCCGCGTTACTCAGTATCGCGGCTCGGCCGCCGTCGCCGACCCGACGCGAAGCGACGTGACGGGACGGAAGAACGAGGACTACTTCGCCAACGCCAAGGCTCAGGCGTGGTGGAACCTGCGCCGTCTGTTCGAGAACACGCACGAGGCCGTGACGCGCGGCGCGAAGTTCGACGCGGACGAGATCATCAGTCTGTCGAGTCGGCTTCCGCAGCTCGCGAAGCTGCAGATGGAACTGAGCCAGGCGACCTACGGAATGACGACGACGGGAAAGATGCTGATCAACAAGAAGCCCGACGGCGCGCGGTCCCCGAATTTGGCCGACGCCGTCGTGATTCAGCGAGCGCGGATGAAGGACCCGATCCGTATCAGCGACGCGGCGCTGCGCCTGGCGGCGCGCGGTTGATGTGGCCTTTCGGACGCGCAAAGGCACCGCCAGCGGCGGGGGAGCTGCCCAGCGTGCAGGTACCGCCTGCCCGCCCTAAACGCCCGCTGGTGAGCTCCGACGCCTCGCTGGCGGCCTCGCGCCGCGTAGGCCCGGCCGCGCCCGTGTTCGGCGCGCCGAGTTTTCCCCCCGGAGTTGGGCCGAACGCGACCCGGACCACGGGCGCGAAGATGGCGCTCGACGAGAACGTCGGGGCCTACAACGTCTGGGCCAACGCGGCGCTGTCCGGATTCTGGACCGAGGGCGTAACCTTTTTGGGTTACCCATATCTCAGTGAATTGGCTCAGCGGCCCGAGTACCGGGTAATCTGCGAGACGCTGGCGGACGAGATGATCCGCAAGTGGATCAAGTTCGTCTCCAAGGACGACGACGAGGACAAGTCCGACCGGATCAAGGAGCTGCAGGAGGAGTTCGAGCGGCTCAACGTGCGCGAACTGTTCGGTCGCCTCGCGCAGCAGGACGCCTACTTCGGTCGCGCGCATCTCTACGTCGACACGGGCGACACCGACGATCCGCAGGAGATGGTCAAGTCGATCGGCTCCGGCTGGGACGACGTCAGTCGCGCCAAGATGAAGGGCAAGAAGATCGTCGCGCTGCGCACGGTCGAGGCGGTCTGGTGCTACCCGACCGACTACAACTCGAACAATCCGTTGAAGGCGAACTGGTATCAGCCGAACGTCTGGTACGCTCAGGCGACGCAGGTCCACCGGACGCGGCTGCTGACCTTCGTCGGTCGCGAGGTGCCTGATCTCCTGAAGCCGACCTACAGCTTCGGCGGTCTGTCGCTGTCGCAGATGGCCAAGCCCTACGTCGACAACTGGCTCGCGACGCGGCAGTCGGTCAACGACGCGATCTCGGCCTATAGCGTGATGGTTCTGATGACCAATCTCGCCGAGTCGATGCAGGACGACGGTCAGCAGCTCTTTCAGCGCGCCGACTTCTTCAACAAGGTCCGCGACAATCGCGGCCTGATGATCGTCGACAAGGACACCGAGGACCTGAAGAACGTCGCCGTGCCGCTGGGCAGTCTGGACCTGCTCCAGGCGCAGGCGCAGGAGCACATGGCGGCGGTGAGTCACATCCCGACTGTCAAGCTGCTCGGCATCCAGCCGGCCGGGCTGAACGCCGACTCCGAGGGCGTGATCCGCGCCTTCTACGACTACGTCCATTCGTATCAGGAGCACTTCTTCCGAGGCCGGCTGCACGAGCTCATGGGTCTGATCATGATCAGTCTGTGGGGCGACGTGGACGAGAGCATCGACTTCGAGTTCGAGCCGCTGTGGGCCATGGACGAGGAGCAGATCGCGACTCTGGAGAAGAGCCGGGCCGACATGGACGTGGCCTACGTCGATCGGGGCGTGCTCTCGCCCGAGGAGGCGCGTCAGCGCCTGGCGAACGACGAGTATTCCGGATACGGGTTCATCGACGTGGACGACGTGCCCGATCTCGAGGCGGAGGAGCTCGGGGGTCTCGAGCCGCAGAGCGGTCGCCCGAATCCCGCCGCCGTCGAGAGCGAGGAGACCGAGGAAGATCTACCCGTGGAGAAGGAGAAGGCGGCGTGACCGCCCACGCCCGCGTCGCCGAGAAGACGCTCCGCCCCGTGGTGCCGAGCTACCCGATCGAGCAGCGCTATCGTCGCAGGCTCCGCGCCCTGATCGACGAGATGGCGAAGTCGGTCCTCTACTGGACTCGTGCCGCGTGGCGCTCCAGCCCCCCGGTCCTGGCACAGGACGAGACTCCGGCGCAGACGATTCAGCGCGCCATTCGGCGCTTCTCCAGGCGCTGGATCAGGCGCTTCGACGACATGGCGCAGCGGATCGCCGACGCGTTCGAGCGCGAGACGCGTCAGCACGCGACGCGGACGATGCAGTCGATCATGCGGGAGGCGGGGTTCACTGTCAAGTTCGTCATGACTCCGGCCATGCGCGACGTCGCGGAGGCCACGATTCAGGCCAACGTGGCGCTCATCAGGTCGATCCCGCAGAAGTACCTGACCGAGGTCGAGGGGATCGTGATGCGCGGCGTGCAGCGCGGCGGGGATCTCGAGCAGATATCCAAGGATCTGCAGAAGCAGTACGGCGTGACGCGTCGGCGCGCGGACCTCATCGCGCGGGACCAGAATCGCAAGGCCACGGCGGCGTTCGCTCAGGCGCGGCAGCTAGAATGTGGGCTGACTGAAGCTGTGTGGGTTCATTCGCACGCCGGCAAGACGCCGCGTCCGACGCACGTGAAGGCGGGACGCGAGAAGGTGAGATTCAAGATTGCCGAGGGCTGGTACGACCCCGATCCGCGCGTTCGCAAGCGTATTCTGCCTGGAGAGCTCATCTCGTGCCGGTGTCTCGCCAAGCCAATCGTGAAGGGATTCTCGTGATGTCTCACATGCAGGACTACGCGCACCATGTCGTGTCGAGACACGGACCGCTGCACGTTGGCGAGATCTACGGATCGTACGTCGGAGCCGAGTGGCAGGTGCCAGGCGCGACGATCGAGGACCAGCGTGACAAGTTCCGCGCCGAGGTCGCCGCCGACGAGCGCTTGAGCGTCGACGACGAGACGGGGATGGTCGCACTGACTCCGAGGAAGGATCGCGAGTGACCTTCTCGATCACGAATCTCAAGCGCGATCTGGCCGTGGACGAGGGGTCGCGGGCCACGCGCTATCGCGACTCGGCCGGACACTGGACGATCGGGGTCGGTCACAATCTCGACGCAAGTCCGCTGCCGAGCGGCTGGCGCGAACCGCTGACTCAGACGCAGATCGACGAGCTGTTCTCGCGCGACGTGTCCCGGACGCTTGCCGGACTGGATCAGCATCTCCCCGGCTGGCGCTCGCGCCCGGAGCCCGTGGCTCGGTCGCTGGCGAACATGGCCTACAATCTTGGAGTCGCCGGTCTGCTCGGGTTCACGACGTTTCTTCGGCTGATCTCCGAGGGGCGCTACGCCGACGCGGCCAGCGACCTGAACGGAACGCTGTGGGCGCGGCAGGTCGGTGCTCGCGCGACCCGCATCGAGGCGCTTCTGAGGAGCGCGAGATGATGCTGACCGCGTGCGTGATTCTGCTGGCCGCTGTCGTGTTCTTCGCCGTGGCCGGCTACGTCTGTCAGAGGATCGCGCGCTACTTCGGGACGATCGACTGATGCCTAGCGTTTCAGCTCGCCAGCACCGCGCCATGGAGGCGGCGGCGCACGGTCACTCGAACATAGGAATTCCGCGCGGCGTCGGGGAGGAGTTCTCCGAGGCCGATCGCGGCAAGCACTTCGGTCGCGACGCCGACGATCCCGAGACGCCCTCCTCTGCCCAAGGCGTCGCGGCCGGAGTCCTGTTCTGCGCCCCGGACGGCGCGGTTCTTCTGCTGCTGCGCAGCGACGCGGAGCCCAACTACGGTGGGTACTGGGCGCTGCCGGGCGGGAAGGGCGACGAAGACGAGACGCCGCTGGAGTGCGCGCTGCGCGAGGCGAGCGAGGAGATCGGAGACGCCAGCCGGCACGCCTGGGTCGGCGAGCCGACGGTGCTGAGTGAGGTGGACACGCCGAACGGCTTCGTCTACACGACGTTCGCCCAGCCGACGCGCTATCGCTTCGAGCCGGAGCTGAACGCCGAGCACTCGGGCTTCGGGTGGTTCGACCCGTCCAGGCCTCCGACGCCGCTGCATCCCGCCGTGGAGAAGTTGCTGAAGAGCATGACCGACGTAAAGAAGCCGACTGCCACCGACAGCTACGCTCTCGACCGCGCCAGCGTGCGCCGTGAGGACGACGACGGGCACCTGCATGTCGAGCGCACGCCCATCAGCAAGGCCAACGTCTGCGAGTACTACGGTCGCGAGATTCCCGACGGCGTCGAGAAGCTGAGGCTGGAGCCCGATCGACTCTACAAGTTGTGGCGTCATCCGGAAGAGCTCGAGAAGGCCGCTAGCTCCTTCGCCGGCAAGCCGCTGCTCCACGTTCACACGCCGGTCAGCGCGGACGAGCACCCGAGGGAGAAGGTCGTCGGAACCATCGGCGACGAGGTCAAGTTCGACGCTCCGTATCTCACCGCGCCGCTGCACGTGTGGGACGGCGACGCGATCGACCGGATCAAGAGTGATCAGCAGCGCGAGATCTCGTGCGGGTATCGGTATCGCGCCTACATGACCCCCGGTCGCACGCCCGAGGGCGAGGCCTACGACGGTGTGATGCGCGACATCGCGGGGAACCACGTCGCTTTGGTCGAGGAGGGCCGCGCCGGTCCCGACGTGGTGGTCGGCGACTCCGCATCAAAGAAGACGAGGTATGATGTGACGAAAATTGCGAGAGATGCCGCGAGTGGCAAGCTCGACGAAAAGGAGCAGTCCGTCGCGAATCGCACTCCGAAGGAGCGCGAGGAGACGCCAGCGAGCGTATTTCTCGAGCCGGGGTCGCGGAAGTACCCAGTCAAGACGAAGCAGAGTGGCGAGTGGAAGTACGACCGTGATCTACTGCTCGCCGCCGCGCGCCGCGCACGCATGAACGATAACGAGTCGCTGGCGGCCCGCGCCGACGCGATTCGCAAACGGGAGTTCAGTGGAGCACAAGACTCCAAGTTCGAGGAGTCAAAACATCCGCGTGCCGAGAATGGCCAGTTTGGAACCAATTCAACACATTCATCTGGACCGCTGAAACTGGACTTGCACAAGCCATTTGGCCCGCAGTTTGTTTCTAAAGGAATGTCTAAAGAGGATGTTGAATCTTTTCTAAAGAACTCTAAATACAATGATGCACAAAAAATACGAATTCGTTCATCTTATGAACGAGCATTAAAGAAATTCGGTACCAAGAAGGGTGCCGAAGACAGCCGAAGCAAGGAGCTTTCCATGGCTATGAAGAAGGGACAGTCCCGGAAGGCCGCTGCGGCCGAGGGTGCTCTCGTGGCGTATCTGCTGCCCAAGCTGGGGCAGGACGCGAAGATCGACTTCCGCGCGCTGACGCGCGGAGTCACCGACGACAACTTCTCCGCGAAGAAGGGGCTGATCGCCTCGCGCGTTCGGTCCGCGACGAAGGGCCAGCTGGCGCAGGACGCCAGCGTCGGCGACCTCGCCGAGCTGCTCGACGCTCTCGAGGCGCACGAGGACCTGGTGGAGGACGCCGAGACGACCGAGCCCAGCGCTGGTCCGCCGAACGGAGCCGAGGAGTCCTCCAAGGAGCGACTGCGGAAACTCATCGGCGACAAGCTCTCGCCCGAGGACATGGAGGCCTGCGACGCGATGCTCGCCGACTGGAAGGACGAGGATCAGTCCGCCATGGACGAGGAGGACGAGGAGGCCGAGGACGAGGAGAAGGACGAGGCCATGGACGAGGACGAGGAGAAGGACGAGAAGGTGGACAAGAAGGCCATGGACGCCGCGATCAGGGCGTCGAACGACGCTCTGCGCGAGCAGCTTCGTCGCGAGCAGCGCGACACTCTCGAGGCGCTCCGGGTCGTGCGTCCGCACGTCGGCGACCTCTCGAATCTGGCTCTCGACTCGGCCGAGGCGGTCTATCGCACCACGCTCAAGATGCGCGGCGTGAAGGATCACGACAAGCTCCCGGTCGCCGCGCTGCGCCCCATCGTCGACAATCTTCAGACCCCCGGCGCTGCACCGTCGCAGACTCCGACCATGGCGGCTGACTCCGCCAAGGCCGCCGAGGGGTTCCTCTCCCGCTTCCCGCAGGCCGCCGATCGGGCGGTCGCGTAACACTCTCCCTCACGAAGGAAGACCAAGATGGCCAATGGCTTTCAGACTCAAGTCGGCGTCCAGCCGGCTCCCGCCGTCGAGGGGGACTTCGCCTCGACCAATCCGCGCGCGACCGTGCTCGCGGGACCCGGCGCTCTCGTCTGCGGTCTGCAGGGGGTGACCGTCGGTCGCTTCGCCTGGACCGACTACGAGAACGTCGACGCTGACGGCGCTCCGGGCGTCGCCAACAACTTCGGTGTCGGCGCTCCTGCCGGCTTCGTGCATCGCGAACAGCAGGCTCTCATCCCGAACTATCTGGGATACTACAGCATGCTGGTTCCGGCCGGGTTCCCGATCACCCTGTTCGACTGGGGCGACTTCTGGGTACGCAATGCTGGTTCCGGTCAGGCTTTGCCGGGCCAGAAAGCGTTCGCCAACTACGCGGATGGCACGATCTACTTCGCGGCGGCTGGCGCGACTCCTGGGGGCGGCTCCGGCTCCGCGTCCACCATCGCGGCCGAGACGAGCTCGGTCACCGGGTCCATCGCTGGCAACGTGCTCACGGTCACCGCCGTCGGTTCCGGCACCGTGTATCCGGGCACCACGATCTCGGGCACTGGCGTTGCTACCGGCACGCAGATCGTGTCTCAGCTCAGCGGCACCACGGGCGGGGTCGGAACCTACGCCGTCAGCATTCCCGAGCAGACGGTCGCGTCGACCACGATCTCGGGCACCTATGGCCTGCTGACTGTGGGTGGCACGGTCACCGGCGCGTTCGGCGTCGGCGACGTGATCACTGGCACGGACGTCGTCGCCGGAACGCAGATCACCGCGCTCGGCACGGGCACGGGCGGCGCGGGCACCTACGTGGTCAACAACAACACCGCGGTCAGCTCCACGGCCATCTCGTCGCAGACTGCGATCGAGACCAAGTGGTACTGCCGCTCCTCGGGTCTGTCGGGCGAGCTCGTGAAGATGAGCGCGTGGCCGCAGGGCTGAATGGTCTGAGCAAGGAGCAGAACAGACATGGTTAAGTTCAATACTCACGCTCAGGCGATGGAAGCCTGGGCTCAGGACCGCCCCTACTTCGAGGCGCGCGGCGTGATTCTTCCCGGCGTGATGGGATACGTTTGGGAGGAGGCGAAGCGCAACGTGCTCGCTCTCGACGCGGTGCCCACTCTTCAGGCGACCGCGCCGAACTCGGGCATTCCGTCGTGGCTCACGACGTTCATCGACCCGGACATCTACCAGGCCGTGTTCGCGCCGCTGCGCGCGGCGGAGATCTTCGGCGAGAAGCGCGAGGGCACGTGGGTCACGCAGACCGCGATGTTCCCCATCGTCGAGCAGACCGGCGAGGTCTCGTCGTACGGCGACTACAACAACAACGGACGCGCCGGGGCGAACATCAACTGGCCACAGCGCCAGTCGTATCTGTTCCAGATCTTCTGCGAGTACGGCGAGCTGGAAGTCGAGCGCGCCGGGCTCGGGAAGATCAACTGGGTCGGCGAGATCGACAACTCGGCGATCGGCATCCTCAACCGCTACATGAACCTGAGCTACTTCAAGGGCGTGTACGGTCTGCAGAACTTCGGTCTGCAGTCGGATCCGAACCTCTCGGCCGCTCTCACCCCGGCTCCCAAGACGTACGGGGGCAACAAGTGGACCAACAACGGGGTCATCGTCGCGTCGGCGAACGAGATCTTCCTCGACATTCAGTCGCTGTGGATCCAGCTCGTCAGCCAGACTCTCGGCGTGACGCAGACCCCGGACCAGATCGACGCCGACGCCAAGATGACTCTGGCGCTCGACCCGGTCAGCATGACTGCGCTCACCGCGACCAACTCCTTCGGCGTCAATGTCAAGGCGCTGCTGAAGGAGAACTTCCCGAACCTGAAGGTCATCTCGGCCTCGCAGTATCAGGCGCTCAGCGCTCTCAATCCGCAGGGCAATCCGGCCGGCAATCAGGTCCAACTCATTCTGGACTCGGTCGCCGGACAGGACGTCGGGTTCTGCGCGTTCAACGAGCGTCTCCGCGCTCATCCGATCGTGCGCGAGCCGTCGGCCTGGAAGAAGAAGATGACGTCGGGCACCTGGGGTGCGGTGATCCGCTTCCCGGCCGGCATCTCGCAGATGGTGGGGATCTGATGATGGCCGAGAAGACTGGAGAGACCGTAACCGTCGCCTGCAAGCTGCCGCACGGACTCGTTCTGCGCATTTTCGAGAAGCGGAACGTGCCGGTGCAGGGACCGAATGGGGAGGTGCGAGTCGAGCCCATGAGTCGACCGATCCAGGGCAAGTCGCATCAGATCCGCGGCTACGCCGAGAAGTACGATCCGGCGTTTCCTCCGCCGATGAAGACGAGCTCGTTCGCCTTCACCGACGGCGTGCCGAAGGACTTCTGGGACGCGTGGCTGAAGCAGAACACGGATCTCGACATGATCGAGAACAATCTGCTCTTCGCCATGCCGACGCCCGAGGCCGCGCGGCGTCGCGCCGCCGAGCTGGAGGGCGAGACTCGGTCCGGCTTCGAGCCGATCGTGCCGTCCAAGGACCTCCCGAAGGCGATGCAGGCGGCCTGACCCGATGGGCGTCGTCGTTCAGTTCGATCTGGCCGCGTGGCGCGCGCTGTATCCTCAATTCAGCGCCGTCACCGACGATCAGATCGAAGATCTGTGCCTTCCGATCGCCGAGGTCGCCTGTCGCAACGACGGTGGCGGCCCGGTGACGAAGGCGTCGATTCAGACGACGCTCCTCAACCTCATGGTCGCGCACGTCGCTCAGCTCAACTTCGCGCCGACCGCCGCCGGGATCACCCCCGGCGGGAGCGGCGTGGTCGGGCGGGTGAACAGCGCGACCGAGGGCAGCGTGAGCGTTCAGGCGGAGATGGCCGCGACGCAGAACTCGCAGTGGTATCTCCAGACGCAGTACGGCGCGACTTACTGGCAGCTGACGGCGCCTTACAGGACGATGCGCTACGTTCCCGGATACCCGCGCGTCATGAATCCGTGGAACATGACCGGA